CACCACCGCCTCCGGCAGCTTCTCCTCCAGGGTTTCCACCTCCGTTATTTCCTTCGGATGGAGAATAACCTCCTTGGTTACCAGATCCTCCAGATCCTCCGCCTTGGCCTCCGCCTCCGCCAGATCCTCCAGCTCCTCCAGATCTACCAGAATAACCTCCACCTTGGCCACCTCCAGTTGATGTATAAGTTGTTCCTCCAACTACTATACTACTATTTCCACCTTTAGAACCATTAGAGTTTCCTCCACTTCCACCGCTACCTACGGTGACAGCTCCTGAAGATCCTCTTTCGACTTCTGTGCTTGAAAATTGACGAAAGCCTCCGCCTCCACCCCCGCCACCTTGGCCTGGGTTTCCGGAAGCACCACCTCCGCCACCACCAACTACAAGATAATCAATTATTAAAGGTCCTAAAGCTCCTCCAGATCCAAATCCTAAAACTTGATATCCAAAGTTTTTACCTTTTCTATTTTGTATAGTTTTTGTGTTCTTACTAGCTGTAAGTTTAGGGTCTATTCTTTTCATACTCTATTCCTATTATGCGTCGTTAGCAGCGTCAGTAGTAAAGAATAATTTAATACCTAATAGTTTTGCATCTGCTGTTAAACTATCTGCTGACACATCTCTTGAAATTTGAAAAAATACTTCATCTCCTGCTGCAGGTGATCCTGCAATAGTCACTGCTCCACTTTCAGCAGCTACTGCTAAATCGTTTGCTGTTCCACTCATAGCTTTTGCAGTTGCAACAACTTGTGTTCCAAAAGCTGTGTTGCAAGAATCATCATCAGAAATAGCTACACCAGATAAACCCCATGCTGTTGTTCCTGTGTTTGTAGTATCTGCTGTAAAGAAAGCTTGAAAAGTTACTGTACCTTCATTCCATGATTTAGGAAATGCTACAGCAAACTGTGCAAACTCGTCTGCATCTTTGTCAAAATCTAAAGTTTTAATTTCTGGACCATTTGCTAACTCAACTTGTGCTAAATCTGCACAACCATTTGTAGAGTTAGGGTACATAGCAACTGCTGGAACCCAAATAGTTTCCTTACCTGCTACTTTTACTGCTGAACCACCAGCTTGAACAACACCAGTTCCATTTGGTGCAATGTTAATATTTCCATCTGCTCCATCAGTAATTGTAATTGATCCTGAACTAGTTCCACTGTTTGTATTTAAAACTAGGTCAGTTGCTCCACCTGTTGTTACTGTAAGTGTACCTGCTCCATTTGAAGTTAAAGTAGCTGCTGCACCACTGTCTCCAACTTTTACAGTGTCACCTGCAAGAACAACATCTCCAGTTCCTTTTGGAGTTATGTTAATATCTATATTTGAATCATCACCTGTAGATGAAAGAGTTGGTCCCGCACCTGTTGCAGCGTTAGCAACTGTAAATTCATTTACTGCAGAACTTGTAGCTGTAAGTAAAGCTAATTCATTTCCGTTAGTATCTAAAATAGATGTACCAATTTTTGGTGAAGTTAAAGTTTTATTAGTTAAAGTTTCAGTTCCAGTAAGTGTTACATCACCAGCTGGTAAAGTATCTATATCTGGATTAGTTCCATCATTTCCAGTTGCAAATACAAGAGCATCGCCTTTGTTTCCTGCTGCAAAAGTAAAACTATCTCCTGATCCAGAAGCATATTTAAATTGTACAGTGTGTGATCCAGATGTTGAATTTCTTAAAAAATAAAAAGTTTGTACATCTAGTGGAATTGTTACGATCTGATTTCCTGAAATAGTTCCTGTAAACTCAATCATTCTGTGAGATAAAGTTGCTCCAGTTGATCCGTCAGAAACTGATAAAGCTGTAGTTTGTGCACCACCAGCTATTGATTGTGTTGTATAGCCACCTGAAATTTGTTCGATAATTTGTAAATTCGTATTAGTTTTTGTTCCCCATGTACCGGCGTTTTCACCAGTTGCCTGAAGTTCTATCCCTAGGGGTGTATAAGTTGATGCCATATTTTTTCTCCTAAACTTATGCTGCTACGTCTGTATACGATGTATTTGAACCTGTGTCAATAGCTTGATATGCTTGAATACCAAAACCTGAAGAAGTTCCAAATTCAGCAACAGAAGCAGTAGCTGATTGTCCTGTTAATCCCATGACATCTGAAGGTGATAAAGAACCAACAGAAGAAGTCATGGATACTCCTGTTAATCCCATTACATCTGCTGGTGCTAATGCTCCGACAGAAACAGTTGCAGAAACTCCTGTTGGTACAACAATAGGGTTTGATGAAACAGTTGCATCACCAAGACTTACTGTTGCAGATACTCCTGTTAATCCCATTACATCTGCTGGAGTTAACGCTCCGACAGAAACAGTTGCAGAAACTCCTGTTAGTCCCATTACATCTGCTGCAGATAATGTTCCTACTGCAGAAGTTGCAGAAACTCCAGTTAGCGTTTGTGTTATATCTCCAATAATGTCAGGAGCTCCAACACTTGCTGTCGCAGATACTCCGGTTAATCCTATTATGTCTCCAACTGTTGGTGAACCAACACTTGCAGTTGCTTGTTGACCATCAAGTAATATAGTTCCCTGAATACCCCAAGCGTTAGCATTCCAAGCTTGTCTTCCCCAACCTGAATTTATTTCCGCTGATACGGTTACAGAACCAACTGCAGAAGTTGCAGAGACTCCACTCATATCTACAACTACAGTTAAAGCACTCTCTCCCCAGTTTTCAAAACCCCAAGTATCAGATCCCCATCCTTGTTCAGGAAAAACATCTGGTGCTCCAACACTTGCTGTCGCAGATACTCCGGTTAAAGAAGCTAAAGCTACACCAGACTGCCATGAGTTTGCATTCCAAGTATTATTACCCCATGTACTTGTGCCTATAAAAACAGAACCGCCCATTAAAGAGTGATTTGAACAATAATAATATAAATTATCAGGAGCGTCAGAAGCTACTTCAATTTGAGTATAAGCTCCTGCACTTCCAGGTGTTCCATTAGTTGTAACTCCCGTAGTATATTCGCTTCCTCCAGAATGAGTTCCGTTGAATGTAGTTGAAAGTCTTAAAGGATGAGATGAGTTTGAAGAATCAGATTGATCAAATTTATATGTTCCAGTTTTTGAAAAGAAAAGAGTGTCTTGTCTTACACCATCAATAAAATATTTATTACCATCATCTGTACTTACTACGGTAACTGTAAATGTCGTAGTAGACATAAGAGTTTACCTCCTATGCTATTCTTATGATTGCGTTAGTTGCGTCTGCTGTTGGGAATTGAATTGTGAAAGTTCCACTTGTTACAGTTTTATCAGAACCAAATGCAATTACTGCACATGCTGGATCACCTGAAGCAGAGTCATTGTAAATTAAAGCACCATTAGCTGTGAATGTAGCATCTGTATAACTAACATCTGCAAAATCACAAACTGCTGTTGTGCTTGATGCTACAGGAGTAACACTTGTAAGAGTTGCTCCAGCTGCTGTGTAAGCAGTTCCAGATGTATTTGAAATTTCGTTTGTTGCGCTGTAAGCTGTTGTAGAAGCTCCTAAAGTTGCAGAACTTGTATATAAAGCTATTTTGAATGTGTTTCCTGTTGTAGCTGTAAAATTGTGAACTCCTTTTAAAAGTTCAACTTTAAAACTTGTACATACTGCCGATGTTATTGCCATAATTTTTCTCCTATGGGTTTGCCGAGGTTACTGGTATTCTAACTGCGCCGTCTGTGTAGTCGTCTCTTCGTCTTCTACCAACTTGCTCATTAGCAAACTTTTGTACCTCTTGTTTATACTTATTTTCGTATAGTGTCAACATATCAATTGGACCTTTTAAAAATCCATATGCCTCTGATAGACAACAATATAATAGTCCATTTGGAAAGTTTAGACTAATATAATTCGTATCATTATTTTCTAATAAAGCCGGTGCAGCATTGTAGTGAACTCTAAATTTGTATGTTGTATCAGGGACAGGAGCAAACATCATTCTTCCAGATGTTGTGTCAGACTCACCAGTTCCACCACCAAACATAGCATAATATTTAGGTTGGCCCCTTTTAGTTGATGCTGTTGAAGATACATATTCTTGTAAATAAGTTATGTCTTTTTTTTCTAACCAAACATTAGGTCCTGTAATTTCTGATGTAGAATCATAGACTTGGATACCTCTTATAAAGACAGCTCCTGCTGGAGCATTAATAGTTTCTTGTCCTGTCACCAAATTACCTGATTGTTGCTTTCTATCAGCATCAATTGGTACATCTCTAAAAATTCTATATTGTGCATTTAATATTATATTTTCTAAAACAGAGTCTGATAAAACATTAGAATCTGTTTCGGTATAACTTCTAATTTGTGTTTTTAATCCTGATGCACTTAATCCAGCCATTATGCTACTCCTGCTAATTCTCTACATTTAGGACAACGGTGTTTATATTTATTGTGTTCATCACAAAAATTTTTTTTAACTTCTTCATACAAAGTAAGATGTGGGTCCTGTTTTTCAGGTTTAAATATATTTTTTATCCAATTCCAAATTTTATTTATCATGCTTCTATTGTTATGGGTCCTATTGAACAACCATAAC